AACAATCACATTAGATTTTTCTTTATCAGCTTCGGCTTTTTCTTTAAGAATTTGTTTGCCAGACTCGATAAGTGTATCCATTTTTCTTTTAGCACAAGTTTGATAACCATGCAGTTTTTCATCCATGTCCAAAAAGCTATTACCAGCTTTGATCCAAGTAATTGCGGCAGGAATATAAGAGAAAGCTGTAAAGTTCCATTCAGGATTAGCAAGGATAGCTTTTGCATCAGCCTTAGAGTAATTCTCTTTGACCCAATCTTTAGTTACCTTTGCAAAGTCTTTACGATCAACTTCCATATGAAAATAAGACTGGCATGCGGTCCATGTTTCCATTGGGACACCAGCAAGACCTGTACGAGCTCTTGCACGAACAGTTTTCTTTTTAGTAGCTCTACCAGTGATTTTATTAACTCTAGCCATTATATAACCTCCTCAACAGTTACTTTATATTTCTTACCATTAAAATCTTCCACATCAATAACCTTTTTAGTTGATTGGAAGTAACCTTCAGTAGGGTGCAAGTCATATTGTACTATACCTACTTTTTCAACATGAGAATTTGCATCCTCAGAACATAAGACTTTTCTAATTTGATCAGCTATGAAATCACAATATACCATTAAGCACTCCTGATTTGTTTAAGTTCTCTGACCATTTTAAGCTGAGCTTCTAGTTTCTTAAGAACCTTAGGAGTTGCAACCTGTGGGTTATCAATTTCCTGTTGGATGAAGTGTGGTAATACACGAAGCATCGTATCAATATTGCTAGGGTTAGCAATTAGGTTCTTTTTTAGTTTAGTTACTGAAATCATAAAATTTTTCCTTCCTTTTATCATTTTATAAGTATATTATATCACACTTTTAACCAATTGTAAAGGAAAAAGTGAAAAAAAGTTTTCAATGATTTCAATGGCTTGTAAAATAGTTTGAAAAAAGTTCAGCCTAATGGCTGAACTTCAATACGTTTTCTACCTTAAAAGACCGCCATTCAGATTTCTCTGTATCTAGGCAACGAATAACTTGAAGAGTAGCATCAACACCCTGTAGATTAGCGTCATCTTTAGGTCTCTTATCAGCAGGAATTAGATCCTCTTTCAAAGTAGCTTGCATCAATCGCTCTTCACCATTGACTTTGATAAATTTAACTTGACATACTCCATTGCGTAGCATATCAACCATTTCACTTCTTGTATAAGCTTCACTCATATTATAGGTACTCCACAGTATAGGTTTTAGTTGGATTATGGCGTGTATCGTCGTTGTCAAAAAACACTTTTGTGTGTGTCTCAACTCTTACTCTACGTTCACCGGTTGTATCATATTCTTCATATGATTTGATAGTGACTTCCTTTAGAAGTCGACGTTCGTCATGATATTCCACATCTGGTAGCATTTCTTTACCTCCTCATTTTTGCTAATTCTTCAGCTTGTTTAGTTCCTCGCATAACTGGTACGAGGTTTGATTTGTGCATTGTTGCGATGCCGACAATAAGATCTCCTGTGTATTGCATGGGCTCTTTTTTTGCTGTTGCGTTTGATGGAATTGTGTCCGACGTCTTGACGCTTGGATATTCCGGGACATCACGGTAGACCGGTTTCTGCGGGACATACTCTTTAAACTCCTTCTTTTTAGCTTTAAGCTGAGATGGATGACAACCTTTATCCATGAGCCACTTGTCATGTTCAGCTTGCGCTTTTTCCCAACCAGGTTTACGATTTGCTTTACGTTTTTTTGTATTGAGGCTTGACATGCCTCTCACTAAATGCATAGTCATATTACTGTCTTTCCTTATATTCTGCAACCATCTTTTTCATCCACCCTTGGACAATCTTTTCTTCTTCTGTTAATTCTAACATATTGAAGTCTTCTACAACACGAGAAAACAAATGATACTTAGCCCACTCAACACCATCTAATTCTTTTTTAGTCTTTGGTAAAGGTACGCTATCATACTGGTTTTCTAGTGTCATTCGCTTTTCTCCCAACGATAAAAAATATGATTACCAATTGTAATTGTTTTAGTTTTAGATGATGCCCATGCAGGTCTTACATAGTCAGCATGATAATGCGTAGCACCATCAGTAAAATCCCAACGTGAATTAGCATAGTATACTTTGAAAGCGATCATACGAGCAATTTCATATACTTCAAAATCAGCTTGTGGCACGACTTCAGCTTTGCCATCGCAATACCAAGAAAACTGACAACGATTTTTTACGGGATAAGATATGTTTTTGTTTTTCCAAGAAGGTCTTGTAGGACCTTGATGTACTACCTCACAAGGTGTATCAGGATAACGATTATCGTTAACTCTATTCATAGTAACCAAACCAACAGCAATCATACCTTTAGTGTTCTGATTACGTGCTTCCCAATAGATATTGTTAGCAATACAACTAATTTGTTCACGTTCAAATGGTGTATTAGAAGTTGCATGAGATGCTGCGCCAAAAGCTACAGCACCTGCAATTGTAAGGCTAGCTAAGAGTTTCATACTAGTTCCAACCTTCATCAGACTCGTACGAAGTTTGATCGGCAAGACGATCACCATAATGCTCTTGGAGATACTGTGGACCATCAGTCCACTGATTGATATTCTCCTGATCATTAGTAATGCCTTCTTTTTTAAGCTGACGCTCAAGGGCTTTTTCTTCCCTAATAATTTCAGCGTCACGGGCTGCTTCTACCTTACGCTTGTTAGCAACCTGTTTGATAAGGTTATAACGTTTGGTGTACTGTAGATCAGTCATTCCAGCAACTTTTGATTTTAGCATTTTCATATTTAGTCCTTCCTAATTATTTAATGTATACATTATATCATACTTTTGCGCAATTGTAAAGGAAAAAATGCATTTTTTTATCCTTACAAATCAATCACTTGTAAAATAATTTGAAAAAACTTTTTTTAGCTTTTCACTATTGGTGGGCATTCACAGATTTTTTGCCCTTTAAGATCATTGAGTTCTTCAGATAACTCTTTGACTCTGCCAATAAGATAGTACTTTTCTTTTTCAAGATCAGCAATATTTCTTTTATACATGTCTATAGTTTCTTCCATTAACTCCCTCTCCCTCTAAAAAATTCAAGTAGATATTCATTCCACTCTTGTTCTTTTATTTCTTTTTCTGTCTTCCAATCATGACCATATTTTTCTTTCCACTCTTCGTATTCTTTTTTTTCTTGGTCCTCTGACAATTACTCCTCCAAAGTAAGATGTGGGGCTAACCGTGGGCCCCACGCGGGTATATTGAGGTACCAACCTTAGTTAATTAAGCAGAGCTCCCGTATTCGTGAGAGGTGCAATGTTCAAACCCTTAATGAACTGGCCGGCTTTCTCGTAAGGCCTTACCGACTGTGGCCACCTGCGTCTTAAATTTTACGTCGTTTACAGGCTTGATCGCGTTAACTTACCGCTCGACTTCTCCTTTATGAGGTACGTTCGGCGTAATTGCCAGGCTTTCCCTCTGTTTGCCTATCTTGGCAGGAGATCAAGGAATTGAACCCTGTCCTAGTGGGTTGGAGCCACTCGTGCTACCGTAACACTTATCTCCTAATTGGTGCCCTCGGGGAGACTCGAACTCCCACGCTTTTAAAGCCACGGATTTTAAGTCCGTTATGTCTACCATTCCATCACAAGGGCTGTTTTCATTTTGTACATATATTATAACACAGTTTCTTGTGATTGTAAACCCCTAAAATAATTTTTTTTATTCGTGTTCTCCACCAACTCCACGTCCAAAACCACCAAAGAACTGTGGCTTACGTTTAGCCGTTTCAAATGTAGCTACAGTAATTACTATTGCTGCAATTAAGAATACGTGAGCTACTGCACTAATAGCAAAAACAGTCCAGCTACCAATCAACATAGCAAATGTGATACACCACATCCACGCTAAAACTTGCATAACCATATGCCTAACATTTGTATCTGGAATATGTTTCAGTGGATTACGTTCAGCATCCATAATACCATTCCAACTATCATATATAAATTCTCTCATATCAATCACCTTTTCAAAAGTTACGTTTAACGGATAATGAGCATCAACTATATCTTTAAACTCTATAGCATCATAGAGATCAATGAATGATCTAGTGACTTTGTTATCTCTAAAATATCCAGTTACCTTATACATTTATTCTACCTGCGGTATTCCTAGCCATGCGCTAAATCCAAACACTTCCATAAGCATAAAAGTAAACATCATTAAAACAATACTCCACATAATTAGTTTGCCATTAAAGTTTGAAGCAGCTAATTTAATTGCAATAATCTCATTGCCAAAAAATCTTAATAATAGTTCAAATTCATTATGGTCTTCTCTTACTACAATACCATTCTTTTTTTCTTCAGCCAATTTATTCTCCTATGCCGCTTTGGGCATTGCTGGATTTAAGTCCATATGTTTGCCCCACTCAGCATAGTAATGTCTCATACCGACTTCATCATGAATAGTTCCATTTTCATGTCGACCATGAAGAATGTTTCTTGGCTCAGTACCTTCTCTCATAGTTGTACCTTGCCCAGCAACACCAATTAAATCTTCATGTAAGTTTCTGCCAAATGGACCCCAGATACTATTGTGGTGTTTAATGCGAGTTAATCTCTCTTCTTCAGTATCTTTTTTTAGTCCATAGCCGCGAAACTCTATAAGCACTTTGTTTGGTCCAAGAGGTGTAACACTATCAGAACGATAAGCACTTCCTCTTAGATTAAAATTAAAGCCTGGGAATAGATCTACCATGTACCATTGGTTTGGCGGTAGATTAGGAAAACTAAGTTCTCCTCTATCATCAAAGCCTTCATATTCTGTATAATTGACAGTAAAACTACTTACGTTTACGTGTCCATTATCAAAAGGGATGTTTTTCCTAGCAAAATATTCATCATTGAAACCTGATACACGATTAAAATAGTGCATAAAGTCATGATAGAATTCGCTATTAGTATCATGCCACAATTTATAGTTAGTGTCTATAACTGCTTTATGATAATGAAAGACCTCCATTTCTTCTGTGTCAATAGCATCTGCAATACAGTCAAATGCTCCTGCTGTCCATTCTTCAACACTTTGTGTAGGATTAGGATCTAGTGTTACCCATACCATTCCACCGTGTTTTA